AATTTAACTAATATAAAAAAAATGTCCGATGAGCAAATAATGCAAGCCATTGGGCAAGATGATGGATCTAGTATAGGTACTAACATTCCTAGATTAGCCATTAATCGTACACCAGAAGATGATGATGGTAATCAATTACCAGTTGGTCATTTCTATACTTATGATTCTAGCGTGGGTCAAAATGTATTTGGTAAACCTGTAACACTTAGGCCATTTATAAGTGCAATGCAATACATGCACTATGATGCTGATAAAGGTGAATACATTAATAGATCTATAATATTTAAAAGTTGGAAAGAAGAGGCTATAGATATTTTAGGTGGTACAAAATGTGGTAAGATTTCTTTTAAAGATAGGGCAAGTCTTACTCCAGAACAATCTGAACAGCAAAGAACTATAAGATGTTACAAACTTGTGTATGGTTTATTATCTTTTGATAAAGGTAAAACTGCACAAGGACAATCACATTCTGTAGAAAACTTACCTGTCTTGTATAGAGTTACAGGCACGGCTTTCTCACCTGTTAGTTCTGCTTTAGATCAACTAAAGAAAAGAAAAAAATTAATGTTTAATTGTAATTTTTCTTTAGATACTAAAAGGCAGAAAAAAGGTGGTAATGTATTTTATGTGCCAGAGATAGGTGTAAATGCTGATGCTAATCTACAATTATCTGATGATGATATGGAAACTTTAAAAGTATTTCAAGATTCTATTGATGTTGAAAATAAAGAAGTTATAGATTTATATAACTCTGTAAAATCCAAAAAGTCTAATGGTCATGATGCTGTTGATGCTAAGTTAGTTGAAGAGATAAACCCAGAAGACGTACTATCTGCATCATAATGAATAATATATTATTGAAGGTACAGAAATATCTTGACAGTGTATCTCAAAATCCTGTACAGTTAGACAAACGGCTAGTAAAGGAGTTTAGTAAGGCGTGTGAAAACGCCTTATTAAAACAGTTTGAGAGTAAAAGAAAAGATAAGTTTGAACCTAGAATGTCTAATATAGGTAGACCATTATGCCAATTACAAATGGAATCAAAGGGTATAAAAGGAGAGGGCCAACCTTATAATGTTAAGATGAGAAATACTTTTGGTGATATGGTAGAAGCACTTGCTATATTTGTAATGAAATCCGCAGGTGTTGATATACAGAATGAACAAAAAAGTTTATCTTATAAATTTGGTAAAGATAGTATTGAAGGGAGACAAGATGTTGAGATTGATGGGAAAATATGGGATATTAAAAGTGCATCACCATATTCATTTGAAAAAAAATTTGGAGAATCTGGAGGCTTTAGTGAAGTTGTTAAGGATGATTCCTTTGGATATGCATCACAAGGATTTTTATACGGAGAAAGTCAGCAAAAAGAATTTGGTGGTTGGATAGCTATAAATAAATCTACAGGTGAATGGACTGTATGTGAAACACCTGGTGCAGTAGATGATCATAAAAAGAAAGCTATTAAAACTGCAGAAGATAATTTAAAAGCATTAACTAAAGGTGAACCTTTTAAAAGATGTTATGATGATGTAGCAGAAACTTTTAGAAGTAAACCTACAGGAAATAGAGTTTTGGGTTTTGTATGTTCATACTGCCCATACAAACTTCCTTGTTGGGGAAGAGACAAATTGCAGTTGTTACCACAACAGCAATCAAAAGGTAAAAATCCTAAATGGGTTTGGTACACTTCTGTAACAAATCCTAAAGAGGAGATACAAGAGTATGGTGGGGATTAGTTTTAGGGGTCTAGTCTTCACCGACTCTTTTGATATTATGTCACATTTATATTTTGTTGTTTTTAAAAATAAAAAAGATAATGACTATAAATTATTTGCTAATGAAATATTTGATAGCGAAAAGAAAGCAAATGATTTTGGAAAAAAAAGTATGAAAAGAGGTTTTGAACATAAAGTTCTAGAGTATACTAGAACTAATGTAGATAGGTATTGGTATGACGAAAAAAGATAAGTTAAGTTTAATTAACTCTGTTAAGGTATTAGTTAGTCCTTGGCAAAAAGGTTTTACTTGTGGTATTATTATGGATTCTAAATCCAGAATGAATACTGAAGAATATGAATTATGTTCTACGATAGCTAGGGGCATGATAAAAATGGCAACTACTGACCCTCATTCAACGTTTCTATGGGGACTTCGTGGATTTGCAGATGATAAGAAAAAAAGATCTAGAGATCTTACAATTAGTTCTGTTGCAGAGTTTAATGACGAATCTAATATTGTAGATTTTTTAGAATATTTAAAAAAGAAACGAGACAAGGAGTTAAACTAATGGCAACACATTTAGTTATGGGTGATCCTCATTGCACACCTAAAGCAAGCAATGATAGATTTTTGTGGGCAGGTAAACTTGCACAAGATCTAAAACCTAATACCATAATATGTATGGGAGATTTTGCAAGTATGGATTCTCTATCTAGTTATGATAAAGGTAAAAAACAATTTGAAGGTAGGAGATATAGAAAAGATATAGACCATGCCCATGATGCATTAGAAAAATTTAACAAAGGTCTCAATGGTAGACGACCAAGAAAAATTATGTTACTTGGTAATCACGAAGATAGGATAGATAGAACAGTAGATGACATACCAGAACTTGAAGGTGCAATTAGTACAGACGATTTTGAATTTGAAAAATTTGGTTGGGAAGTTTATCCATACCAAAAACCTGTTAATGTTGATGGTATATATTATTGCCATAACTATCCTACTGGTGTCATGGGGAAGCCTATTAGCGGTGACAATGTTGCTCGTTCTCTTCTCTTAAAAAATAAAGTATCGTCTACTGTAGGTCATATACACACATTTGATTATGCTATGTGTGCATTACCTTCTGGTAGAAAATTAATGGGACTATCTGCAGGGTGTTACTTGCATCATAGGGAAAATTATGCTAAAGCTACTCAGCAGATGTGGTGGAGTGGACTTGTAGTTAAACGTAATGTATCTAAAGGTGAGTATGATTTAGAGACTATACATTATAATACAATTAGGAGAAAATATGGTAAAAAATAAACGAACATATAAATTTGCAAAAGATCATAGTCATGATATGTCATATGAAAATGAGATTACATTTGACAATGTAAATGCACCTGCGCATTATCTGCATGGTAAAAAAGAAACTATTGATGTTATACGTGATTGTATGACTAATGATGAGTTTCATGGTTACTTAAAAGGTAATATCTTGAAGTATGTTGCAAGATATAAATTTAAAGGAGAGCCATTAGAAGACTTACAAAAAGCACAATGGTATTTAGATAGACTAATAAAGGAGGTTAGCAATGGGTCAAGTTAAACAAGCAATACTAGAAGTAGAGGATTTTGTTTCTGCATGCGTTAGAGATGGTAGAACTCTTAATCAAACTATAAGAGATGCTAGAGAATCTAAAGCTGCAAAGCATAATCCATATCTTGATGATGAAGATATGGTAGAAAATAAATACTATCAATTTAAAGGAGCATGGTAATGGATATAAGAGAGTCAATGTTAAAAGCGTTAAGAAAAAAATATGAAGCAGTGATAGAAGAAGCTAAAGCTACCGCTGAAGTATACTTACATAGACCTGTAGGTATAGGTGAACACCCACAATTTATAGAAGAGTTAGATAAATTAATTAATACTATAGCTGAAGCAGAAGATAAATTAACAGTAATACGTAATCGTTTTGATGAGGATATACCATTTTAATAGGAGGATATATGGAAAAAGAAAAAGGACAACCTAAAACATATCTCGTAACATCTGAGTTACTTATGGATCTTATGAGATATCTAATGACAAGGCCATACGGTGAAGTTCATACTATTATGAATAAACTAGCAAGCCTTACACCCCATAAGGAAGAAAGTAATGACGGAAAAAAATAATATAGATAAGTATACAGGCCTACTATTTGAGTTAAAGATAGGACTTAATAAAGACAACGCTATAGTGGTAGACTATGGCGGTAAACCTGTGGGTAAAATTAGAGAAGCATTGAAAGGATATCCGTATCATGGTAATTTATGTGCTGCTGTAATAAATCATGCTAATTCTATAGGGAGAAAATTAGAAAATGATATTAAACAAATTATACAAAAAATATAGAGTTATTTTAGTGCAAAAAAAAAGACACCCAGAGTAAATTCTCTGTGTGTCTCGTTGTTGCCTGCTCAAGGGGGGTCGTTCTGGCTCCCCTTTTTTATTTTATATTAACAGTTCCAAGCCCTAAGTGCTTTGTTAATCCTACTGTTAGGATCTCTAGCTGTCTTTGCAGATGTAAGTTTCTTCTTCATTCCCTTCATTCTTGCACAAAAACTAGCACGCCTTTTATTACCAACCTTTTTACTAGGTCTTTTTAAATTAGCACCAGTA